CGATGCCAAGGCCGGTAACGATTACTGCAACGGAAAGATAGCGCCGACCCAGCCGGGAGATCCCATGCCGAATCTAGCTGAGTGTCTGCATCTGGATGACGTGCTGGCTGCGCTACCAACTTCTGTCCCTGATATTACGGACAATGACCACTCAGACTGACCTGGCGCAGTACAACTCGTGCCTCTATGTCCCATTTAACCAAATCATCGACTGGTGGGAGTGGAAAACAAATGGCTACAAAGACTTGGCAATGGTGCGGGCACTGTGCTTATATGACCGCTATTTCCTGCTCGTCCAAATCTTCGGCAGGCATGACTTACTACATCCCTGGTTGTATGCTCGATGTAGAGAAGTGGAAAGAGAACCAGACAACTGTCTCGATCTATGGAGTCGTTTCCATTACAAATCGACCATCATCACCTACGCAGGAGTGATACAGGAGATTCTTCGAGACCCAGAGATGACAGTTGGCATCTTCAGCCACGTCAAGCCAATCTCGAAAGCATTTCTCAGCCAGATCAAGAGAGAACTTGAAAGCAACGTCCAGTTGAAGGGATTGTTCCCCGATATTCTTTACGACAATCCAGAAAGAGAAAGCCCTTCCTGGTCGGTGGACAACGGACTTATCGTAAAGCGGAAGAGCAACCCCAAGGAAGCCACCATAAGCGCTTGGGGGCTTGTGGATGGGCAACCAGTCTCAGCCCACTTCAAACTTCGCGTATACGATGACGTAGTGACTCAGGCCAGCGTTTCCACACCTGAACAAGTTGCAAAAACGACTGAAGCGTTTCAACAGTCAGCGAACCTCGGAACTGAAAACGGAAGACGCTGGATGGTCGGAACCAGGTGGTCTTATGCAGACACCTACGCAGAGATAATCAAAGCAGGGATCACCCATGTAAGACTTTACCCTGCGACTGACGATGGCACCTTCACAGGTGTTCCGGTATTATGGTCTCCTGAATTCAACGAGCAGATGAAGCTCGAACAGGGAGAAGCCGTCTATGCAACGCAATGTCTACAGAACCCGCTTGCAGGCAACCAGAAGATGTTCGATGTTACGGACTTGCAGGTATACGAAGTCCGGCCTGAAACGATTAACGTCTATATCCTCGTTGATCCGGCGCGTAGCAAGAAAACCGATTCGGATAACACGGCCATGGTGGTGGTGGGCCTGGATTATGCCAACAACAAGTATCTGCTGGACGGCTATAACCACAAGATGGATTTACAGGAACGGTGGCAGCATACGGCTCGTCTATACATGCGTTGGAGACAACAGACTGGCGTACAAGCGGTCTATGTTGGTTATGAGTCATTTGCTGCGCAGGCCGACCTTGATTATTTCAAGGAACAGCAGAAGTTAAGCAAGACGTATTTCCCCATCGCTGAGTTAGCTTGGCCCAGGGAAGGGGGCGGTTCCAAAGTGGATCGTGTGCAAAGACTCGGCCCGGATATTCGTAGCCACAAGATATTCCTGCCGTACCCCACAAACGAAAAAGCCCTCACCTCAAATCAGCAGAAGATGAAGTCTGGGTACGACCATCGGATCAGTAGACGGATAATCAAGAAGGATTCCAACAACGAAAAGTACGACCTGTCCGAAGAAATGAAGGAACAGATATTCTACTTTCCGTATGGTGGTAAGAAAGACCTGGTTGATGCCCTATCGAGAATTTACGATATGTCGCCACAACCGCCTTCATATAGAGAAGGGCGGTATTACGAACCGGAGTTCACATGAACCAGCGTGAAGTGAATCTATTCCCCAAAGATCAAGTCGGAACAAACGGAAATGTTCGCGTTGCGATGCTGTCGAAGATCGGTGACAACGCACACAGTCAGGATGTGATGACCGACGAATATGTGGAAGAGGTTCCGAAAGAAAAATTCGGTCTTGAATACGCCTTGTATATGTGGAAACAGCGGCGTAAATAGTTACAAGTACCTCCCGACAAACGCAGCAAGCCCGATGATGCCGCAGGCAATCATCCCCCCGGCCAGCATAGTCCAGTTCCGTCTTTTCCCTGCATACCACCCCAAGGGAACGCCAAGAACGGAAATGACGATCCAGCCCAGATTGAAGTAAGCATCGGCAAGGGATTTCATTAGTGTATGTCCTTCGGAAAATACGATTTCTGCAAGGTCTGTGCCGCGTTGTAAATTTCAACGAACTCCGGTTCTTTCTTGAAAAGTTCAAGCTCTTCCATCGACGCAGCGCGCATGGTCAAGTCATCGCGGTATATGAAAACCCCGCTGCATTTGCCACACAGCACCACGCCACCTGGAAAGCGAACTGAATCGCGCAGATTGCTCGACCAGCCCGCGCTGGCATTTCCGCAGTCCGTGCAGAAAAAAATGAGAAATATTTTTTCCATATTTTAGTTGTCCTGATTTTCCAGTGCATTTCTTTTTGCTTCCATTCTCTCTTTGAGTATCTTTATTTGTTCTTCAGAGAGGGTGGGAACGAGTATTTCCAGCGTATCCGTAAAGAATTCTTTCAGCAGTTGGTTGCGGAATTGTCTCATGGTACGTTCGAAACTGATTATCTCGGAATTGTGAACTGCCATGATGATATTGGAACCAATAATCATTCCGTTCATGAAAACCGAAACCAACTCGGTGGCGGAATAGACGTTGAAGCTGCACCAGAAAATAAAAAAGAAATTCGTGGCCAGCATGAATTTCCGGTTGTTTAAAATTTTTTTCATGGTCAGTGCCTTTTGGATATTGGAACAGAAAACATTGCTTCCAGTGAAGCACGGAATTTCGGATTGTTGTTCATGAAATAGCCAATCTCTTCCATGGTTGCAGAGCGCAGACTTAAATCGTCACAGAAAACCATAACCGCTCCGCAATTCAGGCAGACAGATACATTGCCAGGTTCAGGTTGCAAATCGGGATCGGTTACTTCCCGGTGACTCAAAACCTCATTACATCCGATGCATTTCGCTTCCATCGCTCCCCCTTTAAACCGAAATAATATCAGGAAATTACCATGGCTACACCTAACTTGAAAAACCTGGGCCACAAGGTAGTAACCCAGCAAAGAAGCTGGGCGGAAATGGTGCGCCGTTCATGGGGTGCGGAATTCTCGGCTCCCGATCATGGCGTCTATGAATTCTCCAATGGCCGTCAATTCGACAGCACAGATCGTGGCAACACAGGACTCTACAAAAATCCCTGAGTGGCCGTACATCGCCACAGTGCGCCCGGAGTTTATAAACGTGGTCACGAACTTGCACGAGATAAACATACGTGAGTTCCCGGAGGTAATCGAAAAACTTCCTATCAGGGCGCGGCTCCGTGTTGAAGATGCAATCCGGTACGTGCGTTACAAACACCCACCTGAAATTACCTTGTCTCCCGCAGACATAGACCTGCTCACCGAAAAGTTTCTGGACTTGGGTCTGAGCACAAGAAATCCCTTTCTGATTGATGACACGGTGATAGTCCTACCGGGAGACTGAAATGAAACGTATCGAAATCACCTTCCAGGTAATTGATGACGATACGAAACAAACCATGCAACAGCGATCCGCTTTTGCTTTGGAAAACATGGATGTCGTTTTAGATAACGAACCACTCTTAGCTTTTGCCGCAAGAAAATCCGCAAGGAAGTTCTGGGAATCCGTAGTTCTGATGGGCTATCTGGAGAAAAGTTAAATGGACGCCTGGCTCGCATTTCAAGATCAGATTCTCACTCTCGCTGTGTTCTGTTTAATCGTCGGCGGGGTCTTTGGGTTATTCATCGGGTTGAGTTTGAACATCGAGAGAACGAAATGACGATGAGCGATTTTCTTAGTTTCCTTCTCGCGGTAGGGCTGGTTCTCGCCATCGTACTTTGGAACAAGTACATCGCAGTTGCCACTGTCTGTCTTTATATATTCATCGTCCTGCTGGAATTCTTTCGAGACATCAAATGACCAACGAAACCGACATCCAGAAAGTTGAGCAAACGCCAGATGCGGAAAACGAGCATATGGAACTCATCGCCAAGATGG